AGCACGGGAGGCTATGACAGTTCGACCGTGCAGGATGTGATGCTGAGGTCGGTGGAAAAGCGCTTCGGCGACAGGCTGCCCGACACAGCGGTGCAGTGGCTGACGGACAACGGTTCAGCATATACCGCGCATGAAACGCGGAGGTTCGCCAAAGAGCTGAATCTGGAGCCATGTACAACAGCGGTGAGCAGCCCGCAGAGCAATGGCATGGCCGAACGGTTCGTGAAGACGATGAAGGAAGACTATATCGCGTTCATGCCGAAACCGGATGTGAGAACAGCCCTGCGAAACCTTGCAGCGGCGTTCACGCATTACAATGAAAATCACCCGCATAGTGCGCTGGGATATCACTCTCCGAGAGAATACCGGCGGCAGCGGGCATCGTTAACTTAAGATACAAAAGCTGTCCGGAAATGGCGGGTCAAGATCACATAAAAACTTACTCATTCTGCGCTCCTTACTAAATGTTTCCGAAGTTATAACATATATACAAACGAAGAATGAACGAGCTATTCTTACTTTGTATTGCAGGCATCTACACAGGGCCTGATGTAATGCTTAACAGTCGGCAACTAGACGCTCTACAGCACGACATGCCCACCAGCAGGCGAGCTTTGTAATGGCTGCCACTATCCGAAGTAGCTCCTACAGAGAAATCATTCCTGTCAAGGAATCACATCTTTACCAAGGAGGATTAATGGTTGATGTAATGCATTACGTTGTTATCAAGAAGCATGCGATTGACCACGCACATTTAGTCGTTTATCTCTTCGAGAGCGACGGAGGCAGGTATTTTTCTGCGGCACGCGCACCAGAGGATGTTGCGTTTGAGATCGGCGATATCCTCAAACATGATGTTGCGAATATCTGGGTTCGTAGCGATGGGACAAAACTAAAATTTGAGGGTAATATTTCTTGCTCTACCCTCCAAGAGGCTGAGGCCCGATTTACACAACTAATTGCCGAAATTGGATGAGAAATCTAAGGCACTCAGTGAAGAACTACTGAAGTGCCTTTATTGGCTGGATCTTGCTTTCTCAGCCTGCCTTATGTCGGCCTTGTCGCGGTTACACTGCCCAAGCGCAGAAAGCAGGCTGACATTCAGGTCCAGACTTTGCCCCCATGACATCGGATCCAGGATAGCCGGGTAAGGCGTCTCAGCCGTGAGGTTTGCCGGAAGCGGCACCACCGGCACCTTGATGTAAACCGTCCGCGTATTGCTGCAGCCGCTTAACTGCGCCATCAGGAACAGGGCGGCGAGCACAATCATCGTTCGCAACAGCAACCTTGATATCTGCCGATGCTCCCGATGCGTCCAGTGCGATCTGCTCTTTTGCATGCTGGTTGACCTCGGAGATGGTGTTGAAAATGGTCATGTTGGTCAGGACGTTAGAGGTCACTGACTCAGCGGCGTTAATCTGCTGCTCTGCGGTTTCTGCGCGCGTCTGCTGCTGACTGGCAGCGTTGTGGTAGTGCATTGCCAGCCAGCCAAGGCAGACAATCAGGCACACCAACACCGCGGAGATAATGGCGGTAAGGCGGTTCACTGATCTATCCCCCAGCATGCCAGTGCGCTTTCCTGGACGCGCCGCTCGACCTGACCGTAACAGCCGTTCTTTTGGCCTTTGGTTAGTCGGCAATCACGGCCACCGTCTTTAATCCACCAGCGGATTGCTTCGCATGCCCCTTTACGGTCACCAGCGTTGATGCGATGGTAGAATGTCGATGGATAGCATTTCCCGGGACCAATGTTGTACGGGCAGAAGGACGCAATGCCTACCTTTTGTGGCTCTGTCAGAGGCACTTTGATATTGCGATCAACCCAGGCTAATGCCTTATCGCGTTCAATAGCGTTAACCTTGCGACATTGTTCTTCAGTGGCCGTCATGCCTTTAACAACACGCCTGCCATCGATGACGGTCACGCCGTGACATAAAGACCAGACCCCACCCGGATCAACAACGGCCACCAGCGCATTGCCTTCTTTCTCGCTGATGAACTGGTCAAAAATGAGTGGAGCAGATGCACCTGATGCGATTAGTGCCAGCACTGCTGCGCTGAGTTTTGATTTATTAGACATCATTCACCTCGCGCAGCTCTTCGACGGTCTGCTTTGATTTGGAAATAGAGGTTGGTGAGAAAGGTGAGCAAGCCGAACAGTAAACTACCGATCACACCTATAGCCGCCCACTGCTCTGGGGAGTAACCGTCAAGAAGTCTTCTAAACCAGTAAATGGCACTACCTCCCGATGCGCCGTAGGAAATGCCAGTAGTTATTTTGTCCATTCGATACATGCTCTCACCTCGCTCTATGCGGGTGCTGTCGTGAGAATAAAAAAAGCCCGCTTTTGAAGGCGGGCTAATGAGTTGACTATTTGTAAGGTAGGTGTGAGTAAGGCCTATGCTCAGGAGTGAAGCTGTATCGGCTGATTCACTATCGGTCCAGGAGAACCACAGGGCATTCAGTTACTTCCCACAATTCAAAGAGTAGCAGCAGTTTGCAAAACCATAAAAAAAGGCCTGCTTTTTATGGCAGGCTCTCAAGGAATTTGAAGCTTGTATTATTGTTGTCATGGTGCCGGGTGCCTCCCGGTGACTCTACCCCAGTCAGCAAAGCCGCGCGCATACCTGCAGATAGCAGTCGACTGGAACGCCCTTTCGCTTAGAAAGGATTCACCACAGAAATAAATTACGCTGTACTTATTCCTTCGGTCAATGAGATTAGACATCGCTTCCTGATGGAGGTCTTACAAATGAAAAAACCTCGCCGAAGCTAGGCTATTTGAATTTGAGGCACCTCATCCAACAAACCACCCCGGTTAGTTGGATATTGACGAGATGCTTTTGGATGAGCGCTGAACCCAAGGGTCAGTATTTTCACACAGCAATTTTGCGAAAAGCAGCGCTCACGCAAAAACATCTATAGGAGATGAAGGAAATTGGCATCGATAATGAAATCCGAGATAACATCAATGTAAATAACAACTCCAGCTATAAGGCTGGCAATCAGTATCAGGGCAATCATCCAGACGCCCATAGGTCACCTCTTCTGTGGTATTCCCAATACAATCCTTATTCATCACTACATAGAGATGAAAGTACATTGCACAGCTAACCACAAAACAGATTACCAACGCCAGCGTTTTGAGTATCTTTAACAATACATTCTCCCTGTTCATTTATTGTACGCAGTTTAATTCAAACTGGATCAACAAACTGTCAACACAAGAGATGAACCATAGCTTGCAATACCGGGCCATTAAAATTTTTCTACTTCGAATATATCTGGTTAGTTCGGCGATACGACAGGGGTACTGGTGCAATGCACCTTCGCGAATACCCCTGTCGTATCGCCGTAAAGCAAAAGCCCCGACCGGCGGGGCTTTCGTTATATTCAAATTGTCGCTTAAGTTCGCTGCCATCGCGGCGCAGCTCTGCCAAGCATGAATGAATTATCTAACTTCCTGGCTCGTTTTCAATATATAAATAGAATTAGAGCACGAAAAGTTAAAACCCAATCATTCAGCTCTGCTCAGCCAGGAGTTTCCGCGTAGATAAAAAGACCTTCGCCCTGAATATCTCCAGGCACCAGCGAACTCGTTTTCTGGCCTCCCAATCCGTTAGCCACGGTGCAATAGACTGTAACTCCCGTGTAATGTCTGAGATTTTTTTGCGTGTGGTGTAATACTGCAGACCGACGATATAAACCGGGTCATTTACATCAAGCGCCTGAAGCACTGACTGCTCGACAAAATCAACGTCATCATCGCGCATAGCTTCATCAATGATACTGGTGGCGGGCTGTGGCCACAAAATGGCGTGAGCACGATTTAAGGCCTGCGGCCCTCTGAATCCTTCTGCTCGAGCTTGTTCCAGTGCAGCTGTAAAGCGAGACAATGCCTTATCCGACCATCGCCCGCCCTTAAGAACATCCCAGCATGCATGAGCGCGAGGCAATCGTGGGGCTGTTCCACCGCTTACCCCCTCGCCCCATGTTGTCAGCAATGATTTAATCCATGCCGACTGAATACCTGTAAGAAGCATGCTTTTACCCAACCAGCTTTTACGCGGCGCACTCGCTGCTTTACCCAGCGCTTCAATATGATTACGGCGTTGACGTGGTGTCATCCTGTTCGCTCCTTACGCCAGAACGCCGAGCGCGTAGGCCCGGTCCAGCACTCTAATGATCATTTCCAGCTGCGAGCCATATTTGCGCTCGAATGCCAGTCGGTCGTTATGCAGTTCGGTGTGATGCTTTCGGCAAAGTGGTATGGAGAAGATGTCATGCGCTTTTGTCGCCATGCCACCCTGCCCCCATCCGATTAAGTGATGCGGGTCGTCTGATTGCTGCTGGCAGCATTCGCAGGGCTGTTTTTTCACCCAATTCAGATACTCGCGACTTTCCCAGCGCAGACGCTTTGGGCGCCGCATGAAAGACTGAGGCGGCGCTTGATCCACCACCACACCCACCAGCAGTTTTGTCATAGAATCAGGCAGGTCAACGGCTGACACTAATTTCTCAAGAATGCTGGTGGCCGGTACTGCAGGCGTAATATCGCTTTCGCGACCAATCCTGCTTTCTTCAGGTAAACGAAGTGCTTCCCGGGCGCAACATTCCGGTAAGGCATCCGTTACAGTCTTACGAACAGCCCACCAGCTGAGTTCAGGGAGGGAAATCTCGCGGCTTTTGTCGATACCTAAAGAAATACGAACAGAATCCAGAACAAAGGCAATTACGTTTCTGCATGCCATCTCTGCCAGTGCTTCGGTACGCTGCTCTCGCAAGTGGTTATCACAATAGCCACAAAGCAGGATGGAGCCAGGCTCATGGTGCATAATGGTTAGTTCGTGATAGTGGTATTCACTGTGAGCGAACTGGCAATTTCCGGCGCCGTGCTTTAGCAACCAGTAATCAAGCCCACTTATACCACCAGCTGCAGTCAGGACCTTTTCATTCAGAAAGAAGCTTCGCAGCTGCTCGTTTTCAGCCAGTGGCTGCCGCGCGTCCGAAACGCGACCAGTTTGATATCCAGCCATACTTTCTGGCTGGCGCTCGATTAATACTCTACCTGCGGTGAACAACTCCATCAGCTCTCTTCCTGGCTTCAAAAGTACGACACCCAGCTCCCGTGCAATCACAGGTTGAAGAAGCGCACGCATCACTCGCTCTCCCTGATAATGATCTGCCCGTTCTCGCCCCAGAGCTTTGTTATCCTTGAATCCCATATATGCGTGTCGTCTTCGAAGAGCGCATCCATCAAAGACTTCATCAGGTTATCAAGATCGGGTTTACCCTGATGGGGCTGCCCGTTCATCTCTGCGCGCTTCTTTTTGCTCCAGCTATTAGGCATCGGAAGAACGAAGGTAACGTGTGAATTTGACTCTGGCATGTAAATGCCCAGCAGCCGGACGTGATCGCAAAAGGCCCGGTAACGCATAACTTCAGGGCGCTTTTTCCATTTGTCTGCACGCGTCATGCGTGGCTTACCCATCGGGAGGATGTTGTAGACTGTCACGATCACCCCCATGCCCGGGAACGCATACTTTGCGCTGTCTTAGCTGAGGATTTTTGCTGAGGTAGTAATGCGCTGACTATCCAAAGACGAGGGTCAATATCGAGGCTTTTCTCGACGGGGACGCCTTTAGACTGGTAGCGAGCCACCAGTTCATTGGCTTCTTCGGTTGTCAGCCCGGTGTGAGTGAACCAGCTTTTCTTCATGCCGCCTCCTGCAGGAGTGACATCAAAAGAAAATTGCTGGACCTTTGAAGGGTCAGTAAGGATTTATTCTGGTTTGGTATTTGCGCCATGGTATCTCTCCAGTGGCGCAGCAGGTATAGGGTGTTCAGGCCTATGACGGGAGTGTAACAGATTATTTTTTTGTAATCTTCTCTGCTAACCCTGCGATCGCCTCAACGCCATCAAACATCGATGGTATGTTGTTTTCGTTAGTCTGAATCGGACTGAAGATTAATGAGTCGAAACTATCAAGAACTTTGTCAATATTTGCATCATTTTTTTTCCTATACACAACATAATCATCGATAAACGCACATAAACTTAACCTTAGATCTATTTGCACTAATTGAGTACGAATGGACTTAGCCTCAAGATATGAAAGTCTAAAGAAATAAATCAATGCCATTTCGATGGTGACAAATGGAAGGGCGAGAAAGATTGCTGTGTAATCCTTTGGAAAAACTCCTGGGAGAAAAAAGTGCAATATCAATATTGCCACCGGAGTTATAAATATACAACCAAATAAATTGCGATAATTACCTTCGATATCCCGAAGCTCTTTCTCTTTTTTTTGTTTTATTTTATCAAAACCAGAACTCAAACCAACAAAATTATACTCAGATCTCAAATCACCGACTCTTTTTTCAAGAGCTACAACCTCATCCAAAGAATCAAGAATCTTTCTAATATCTTGCTCTAACGATTGCTTCCCAATTTTTATTTCATGTTTGATATTGGCATATGTTGCTTCTATCTCCTTAATTACTGTGTATTTTCGATTATCCAAATCACTCAATGATTCTGCTTTCCGTACCGCCATTTGTTCATTGTGCTCATCTATATTTTTTTTCACATTATTAATAAATGATTTAGCCTCATTGAAATTATCACTAGAAACAAGCCATTGAGTTAGAGCAATTGGAAGTCTGTCTCTTATGTAACTGAATTGACTAGAATGTCCGTTCGGAGCATCGAATAAATTACTCAAAGTTGTAAGGGTATCGTAGGACAGTATGCCTCCAATCTTATTGGAACCAGTCCAAAATTGAAATTCATATAAAACTCGAAGCAGGCATGAGAGGAAGTCAATCTTATCTTTTGCATACAACTCAGAGTTAAAAGAGATATAGCTTGAGATATGTTCCTGATTGAACCTGGTATTATCATCCAATGAATTAACATTATTCTTAATAAGCGAGTAAAAGATATCCCATGCATTTTTTAGTGTTATATTCAAGAGATCACTTGAGGAATTATTAATGATTTGGTCTTTTCCATCATAAGGCTCTAAGTCTCTCTTTATTATTGAATCAAGATAGTCGATTCCTGATAATACATTGCTATCAAGATAAATTCCCATACTAACCTCTTCTGATTATTTATAAAACAAATTTCACAATATCATCAAAAGAGGTTAAAGAAAATGCTCCGTAAAAATCGTAAGGAGAACTTACTAGATTCTGAGAACAAACTGTAAATGATTAATCATCTTGAATTGCTTAAGCCACTTGCGGGCCGATAGCCCGCTCTTTGAAGCATCTCCGTAAAGAGTGTTGGAGTTCCTACTATCTCATCAGCCTGTAGCGGCATAAACGAAACTTCCTCACCACGTCTGTACATTAACGCTCGCTCGCATTCAGGAAATGTGTGCAGCCGTGCAACGATGACCCCGTCGTGGCATCTGATGACTGCGTAGCCCTTATTTGGTAATTCTTCTTTCTGTTCCACCACTCCCCCTCCACACTGGAAAGTCATTGCATGCTGTATCAATAAAACCAGTCGTCTGCGCTTTCCCAGGTCTGCTGGAGGATTTCCTCAACCTTCTTATTAGCTTCTTTTTCGCCACCGTAAACACTTAACCCATCGGAACCTGCGCGACGAACAATCAGATTGCACTCATCGAACTGACTCTGGAGCCGTTTTAATAATTCTCTCTCAAGTGCCGGGACTGCGCCCTCTGGAAGTTCTTTAGTGCGATCAATGGTTAATTCAACTTTCATAAGCGCCTCCACCACAAAAAACTGTATGTTTATACAGTACACTTATGAAGAAGTTTGATCAACGCCTTAACAGCACGAATTGTTAAAGTATGATTATGTTGTTTACAAACAGGACAGTGGGCGTTAATGTCGAAGCAAGTAATATTCACCCAATAAATTCTTCATTAAATCAGCACCATATAACTAATCTTTAATGGAATCGACAAGCCATGACAATAGCCATTTCAACCAGACTCATTCTTCGTTCATTTAAAGAGAGTGATGCTTTAGCACTTCTGGATTATCTGTCTTCGCCACGTACTCCCTGTTTTCAAGACGAAACGCTCAACTCAGTTGAGGATGCCGTAGACGAAGTATGCAGAAGAGCAAATGATCCAAGCCAATTTGCTGTTTGCCTCAAAGAGGCGGACCTCGTGATTGGCCATCTGTTTGCAGAAAATAGTGGCGAACCAGATGCTAATACGTGGTCCGTAGGTTGGCACTTCAATCAGCGCTATGAAGGGTACGGGTATGCAACAGAATCAGTTGGGGCCCTGTTTAAATATTTGTTTAACGTGAAACAGGCAAGGCGTCTCTATGCGTACGTTGAAGACTATAACCTGTCCTCGCAAAGATTGTGCTCCCGCCTCGGTATGCGACAAGAGGGTTGTTTTAAAGAATTTGTTTCATTTATTACGGATGAAGGAGAGGAAAGATATGACAATACATTTGTTTACGCCTTATTAAAAAATAATTTAAATCAACGATTTAAGTTATGTTTTAAGTGCTTATCACAGGATGTAACTTTTTGGCTGAGCCATATAAGTCCCCTGTGTGCAAGGAGCGGACATTCATTGTACTGGTTTGTTGAGTTCAACCAGGCATAGAATGCTGTCTGCTGCAGGTTATTTATTATTTTGCCAAATGTTTTCGCATCAGTGCATTTTCTACTGTAATTCCACGGCAAATAGGAAAACCTCTCTCCACTACATGAAAGCCGTGTCGTAGAAAGAACGCTTCCGCAGCCTTACTTACATTTGAAGTAAGCTGACTAGTTCCATGTTGCCTCGCCTCCTCATGAATGAAATTCATTAGTAATGTCCCTACCCCCTGTCCTGAATAGATTCCTGAGACATAAAAATGGTCAATGTACCCATTTGGTTGGAGATCTGCATATCCAGCTATTTCACCATCAAGCTCTACAACAAAAGGGCGTAGTTGCCTCATGTGATTGGCCCATTGTTCCTGGTCGATTTCTGCCGGGGCCCAAGCATCAATTTGTTCATGTGTGTAGTAGTCTGATGCGATGGTATGTACAGAAGAATAAAATACGTTAAATAATGAGATTTCATCTCCATTACGAAACCTTCTTATTTTCATAAAACCTCATTATGAAAGCTGCTTGTAGAACAATAGTACTTTTTGTGAAACAGGGTGTCATCTCCTCTCTCATAGTGGGCCCCTGCCCAGTTAGGCAGTCCGTTCCGTGCCAGGAGCAGACGTTGCAAATGGCACTCCATATCGATTAATGAGTGGTGTTTGAATAACCAATTGTAATAATTAATGCTGTTTAGCCCAAAATGATGTGAAAAAAAAGTGGAATTATAAGTAATTTTGGGACTGGCCGTTACCTCACAAACGGAAGAACATAATCCAAATACTCTACTCGAGCAGTCCTAAAAACTTTCCAATATCTGGCATTAGCGGGTTCATCACGCTTGTTAGTATGCGTTAAAATAAGTCGTCTCTTTGCTCGTGAAACACCGACAAAAAACGCACAGCGATTCTCTTCTTCATCACCAAAAAAAATCTCATTTTCTATAGCCATGATAACAACCGAATCAAACTCTAATCCTTTGCTTTTGTGAATGGTCAAAATGCGTACAGCTTGATCATCACTAAATCGTTTTAATGCGAGGGGTAAATCAGATTCGATTTTCAGTAAATCTTTAATACGTGCTTCTACATCGCTCACAACCTGTTTAAGACGATCATGGGACTCATATTCAGGCGATAAGGCAACAAGCATCTGTAAACCTATATGCTTTAAGAAAGAGCGACTAAATGTCCACCATTCCGAAAAGGGATTGTCCTTTTTTTTTGCTTCAGACACCCCTTTACGATGCTTTTTAATCAGGTGATCAAGATCTTTCCGTACGTTGGTTTGAATTTCTTCATCAGCAAAGGGAACCAGCTGATTCATCAGACGAATCCAGGCTTTAGGTTCCCGATGTCCATACAGGCAAGATAGGTAATCAACGATTAACCTAGCCACTGGTTCGACAGTGATGTCCTGCATTTGCTGCTCATTGCGGTAGGGAATTCCGCGTTGCTCTAACTCTCTGAAGAGGTCATCAGCATATAAATCTGGTTGCTTAGAGATTAGGACTGCAATTTCAGCTGGAGGTAGCTTCTCTGTGTTAATCCATTCATAAATTAGGTCAGCCAGATAGATAGCTTCAGTTTGACTGTCTTCAAATTTGCAAGCAAAAACCTCCCCTTCGTCCCCTTCCAACTGAGCATCAGGCATTACAGAGTCAGGATCTAACTTGCGAATAATTTCGTTCTGAACACGCAGCAAAGTTGGTTTTGAGCGGAAATTGCGATACATGTTGAGCGGCACCGCATTAAAGTCCTTTGTGAAGGACTGGAAAATGCCGTCCAGAGCACCTGCCCAAGCCATGATTTTCTGTTTTGTGTCACCGACAGCAGTCAGTCGAATTTTTGTTCCCTTAAAAGCAAGCTTTACCAAGTCATATTGTAAATTTGTGCAGTCCTGAAATTCATCAAGGAAAATATCACTATAAGTTTGCCGGATTGCATTTCGGGCTATTTTTGAGGTTTGCAATATTTTAATTGCATAAGGAACCAGATCGCCGAATGCTATTTCGTGACGAGACGCCCCGCTTTTCTTGTCTACAATTGTGTAGCCAGCATCTAAGGCATATTCTCCCGTAAGTACCGGCCTAAATCGATCTATGATGCGCTTAGCAAATGCGTGGAAGGTAAAACTGTCAAAGCGAGAAGCCAGATATCTTCCACACCTGCGTTCAACGCGTTCTGTAAGATTTCTGCTGGCATCAACCTTAAATGAGATCGCCAGAATCCTTTTGGGGTATCGACACGTTCCTGTTCGCAAAAGGAAGTCAGCACGCTGTGCAAGCATTTCCGTCTTACCCGCCCCCGGTCCAGCAGTCAGTGCCAAGCAACGTTTACGCGCTTTCGCTGCACGTTTCGCATTAGGTTCCAGCGTCAATCCATCTGCGGGCTGCCATTCTTCGACAGTAATCATTCTGGCAGTTCCGTGAGTTTGGCAATAACCGCATCAGCCAGCCTGTCCAGTGAATCTGGCATGTTTTTAAGTAGATCAGCATCATTTAGCTGAGTTAACGCCTCAATGTGGGCTGCGGGTTTACTGCCGAGCTTGAAACGTTGGTGATAGGTATTAAAAAGCGCTAATTCATCATCCCTGTACTGAGATGAATCGTAATGACTTTTTCCAAGAACAGCTTTTATAGTTGCATCGTCGGGCATCTCTTCCCAAACGTTATAGGCTTCTGGGTACGCAAGTAACATTGCAAAGTCTAAATCCATCGGATAGGAGAAAAACACGCCGCGCTCTTCAAGCATGTCGAGATAATTTTCGTAGTCTCGAATTTTATATTTTTCATCATCCCATTTTGGAATTACGTAAGATTCAGGAAGTTTGTTACGCCTTTGACGTTTGGAAAATTGGTCATTTACGTACTTAATTCGCCCCCATCCTGCCCCATGGCGGGCTACATCAAGATCGAGCAGTGTAAAAAAGGGAATCTTTAACGCTGTGAGTAATCGCCAGAAATGGTTTACATGCCGCCCCCCTAAAGGCGCTACAGTGATGGCTGACTCATCAACGGGCGCCCCCTTGGACTGAAGCAAGCGTGGCAGCACAATCTCTTCGCTGTCACCTTCGCCAAGCACCACCAGCCGTGAAAAATAGATTTCCGGAAACGCCTGGACGGCTTCCCTAACAAACTTATGTGCCTCATCAGTTTCATTAGGCAATTTAATACAAGTGACCTGCGTCTCTCGTGACTCATTCAGTCGAAGATAACGTATTAACTCAGGTGCTACCCGGCGCAGCATTGTGGGCGCATGCGTCGCAATGAGAGCTTGCGCATCTAGGTTTCCTACCATGGCACTCAGGGAGCTAACAATGCGACCCAAATAATGTGGGGAAAGGCTGTTTTCTGGCTCTTCAAGGGCTACCAGTGTGAAGACCGGAGGACGTAATTTATCGGGATCAAATGATATATCTTCTTCTGCAAGCACGGCCCTGCCAATAGCCTGAGACGATAACACAAGTGAAAGGTAAAGCATGGATTTTTGGCCATCGCTCAGCCTTGAAAAATCGACAAATGAGCCATCGTGACTTGGGGTAAATGAAACAGACAAATGCCTTAACAGCGATTCAATTTCTGACGCGACAAAAGTAATTTTAGGATCAGCAAAAAATTTACCCCTATGCAGTTTTATCCAAGTTGTCTTTAAACTCTTACTAAAAGCATTCACCGAGGGATTGGCCGCAAGGCTGACGCTTATTTGATCGGTCAGGCTTTTAATCGTTTCACGCTCATCGTCCCAACGAACAGCGCGAAGTAAACGCCCGAGTAATGCATTCGCACCGTACGCAATATGGTCAGCGGGATCACGTCTGGCAGGCAGATAGTGTACATGGATATGATTACGTTCGGAGCGTGGAACCTGAGCGGTATTTAGAGGTGCATCATCTTCATCAACTTCCAGGACATATACCAGAGCTTCTTCAATATCGCCATCTATCCCCATAGTTGCCGTTAGGCGAAAACGCACGTGCGGAACCCCATCTGGCTCGTCCAGTCGCATATGGCTGAAGTGGGGTGCTACGGTACTGTTGTCCTCGTCCTCTTCCAGTTCGGGAAAAAGAAAATCAGCCTCTATCCACAACTGGCGCTCAAGCGGAACGTTCTCCTCATCACAGGGCACGTGGAAATCTGAACGCTGGATCCGCCTTAACGCGGGGTCGAATGCAAAAAGTCGACACAAAGCCTGAAGAACTGCGGTTTTACCTGAACCATTAGGGCCAATGATATATGTTATATCTTCAAGGCTGAGTTCTGTTGCTTCATACCCAAACGACTGAAAACCAGATAACCGTATTGCTTCAAGCTTCATGCGCCTCCCTACACAGATTAATTAAACTTCTAAATCAATTAGTTAATCCACTTATCATCTAACGACGATATCCTGTGAGAAACTCAGACATAATTATAATAATTACAGAAATATCTTTTTACTTATTCTTGTTAAATTTTAATAGCAGTTTTAATGAAAAAATTAAAGTCATTTTTGTTAACCTAGTGATTGAGTAAACTCGCTCCCCAACAGCAGAACTAACACTCGGGGCTAGAGCATAACGCAAAGCGGTAACGGCAAGGCCGCAGCCGGAGCGAAGTGAGTGCTGAAATTATGCAAAGCGACTCTTGCATAAGGTTGCCCGGGTGGCAGATTTCTACACGGCTTATGGACTATGAAACGAAGCAGTGTGCGGAGACATGAACCATGAAAATCCTCAGTGATCTGTTCCCAGTTAATTGAAACACGAGATTGTGAGCAAGTTCTATGGCGACTCAAATACGAACGTCTGCTTGTCGCTCAAAGCGGGCCTTCATGAGTATAGAGATGCCGCGGTTAAGCGGCATTATCTTCTACATTCACCTTACTTTCTGGTGTGTGAGAAGCGTTTCAGGTCGAAATCGATAATTGTGCGTTGGTCACGGAAAATTCCGCAAAGACCGTAACGGATCAATTCGTCCCGTGCAATGGCTATTCGTATATATTTCTCTGCGGTGGTGCGATGCAGATCGAACATCGCAACGACTTCTTTAGTCGTGATACGGCCATGCTTTTTCACCAACTTAATGATCCTTGAAATGATTTGATTGCGTTCACTCTGTGTTTTTGGTCTCGGCATCGGTTACGCCCTCCCCGCCTGGCGCAGGCAGCCTTTACGACGCTTGGCGATACGGGCAACCTCAACAGCACTACCAGCTATGCCAGACATTTCTGAATACACCGCAGCTGCTCTTCGCCATAGGCCTTTTGCCTCAAGCGCCTTCGCTTTCTCCTCTGCGGCCTGCATCCTGACTGGATCGCTTTTTTCCGCCATACACGGAAGGATTACATCCGGAATTTCCGCGTGTGGTACCGCCTCGTATGTGTACTGAACACTATTCCGGGAACGAACGATCACGCCTTGGTTGCTTAAGTCACGAAGCAATTTGCCAGCTGTTGCACCTGATATATCCAGTGCCTCTGCAACATCGCCTACGGCGCAGTTCGGTTGGTAGCGCACAAACACTGCTACCTGCTGTTTTTGTGTTAATGCTTTGGTCATTGGTCAATGCTCGATTAGTTGGTTAAACCTGCCGCTTTACGGCGTTGGTACTCTTCTATCAGCAGCTGTGCCGGAGTTGGCCCTGCCGGATGCTGCGGTGCAGCTAGCTGCCGACAGATTGGAGGAACCGAAAGCCCGTTGCTTACGTGCTTCGTCCATTTGGTTAATAACTTCTCTGCCAGTTTTTTAAGTTCCCCCTCGGTCATCTGACGCTCAACACCAGTTCTGCGCATTTCGATGCAGATGTGATACAGCACCGGCTGCGGCCACGGATATTTGTCACTACCCGAAAAACGATACGACTCGTTACGCCAGCGTCGGTATTCACTCATCACCCGGTCGGATGTCAGCCCGAACGGATTTGCGCCACTCTCTGAAACCAGCGAAACGAACTCAGCAAGATCTGGGGGCCATGTATTACCTAATGCGCAACGGTCCATGCATTGCTGACAAACCAGTTTGATCTGTGCCTCAGTCATCGAACCTATCTGAGCTATCCACAGGGCCGTGGGTTCTGCCCCATTCTTCTGCGTCCAGCGGTTCGAGAAGATTTCCCCCATCACCTGCCATAACCGCCACGCTGTCTCCGTCGCCATCAAGTCCGTTGCGGCGTCGCCACTCTGCGTGTGCTGACTGTATTTGCTGGACAACTCGGGATGCTGCTGGCTGTGGTCGAACTGATGCATTCTCGGTACCTCCCGTTTGTGGTGCTTTCAGAACCTTTGCGCGATCCAGGTGGCGAGCGAACTTCTGCTCCCACTGAATTTGATGAAACACTTTCCCTTCGGCTTGCCAGTAAGCGATGAAGCTGCTCAGTTCGGTTTCGATATTTATGCCCGCCTTGATCGGCATGCCCCACAGATTTGCCTGTCGAGCAAAGTCGGCTGTTGGATTCCAGTTTTTAAACATCCGGAATTTGCCGAATGGCTGCTGTAGCCCAATTCCGATACCTGGCTGATCCGGATAATCAGGAATGACAGGTTCGACCAGTTCTCTATGTGTGGGGTTTAGATCTTTATGGTTCCTTGGTAGATTCCGTGTCCCGTTTTTGGGACTGTTTAAAGGGAAAAACGGTACTCTTTGGTTAAATTCTGAACTGTTAACAATCCCGTTTTTGGTACCCTTATCACCTGAAATAGTCCCGTTAATGGCACTGTTTGTATTAACAGTTCCGTTTTCGGTACGGTTCAAATTAACCGTCCCGTTTTTGGGATCCTTTAAAGAGTTCCGTTTTTGGGTCTGTTCGGCATCGGGGATGCTTTCCTCAACACCGAGCAGCTTGTACACAGGAATTTGCTTTGTCCTGCCGCGCCGTTCACCTGTATCGACAACCAGGCCGATGTCCTGCAGATGCTGCAAGCCTGCAAGCACCGTCTTTCTGTCCATCTCAGTAGCCTCTGCAAGCGCAGCGACAGATGGATAAGCGCACAAGTCAGCACCGCACATATCAGCCAGCCAGGTCAGGATCGCCTTACTGGAGGATTTTCCGGTCTTAACTTTCTTGGCCCACCGCATTGCATCAATGCTCATGAAGCCTCCGGGTAGAATTCATTGATCAAAACTCGATTAAAAAAATTGCGGCGCTACGGCGCTGATACTCGCCAGTAGTGGTCCCGCCGCGTCAGCAGGTAACATGTTGAATAACGCGATTGCCGCTTCGCGGATCTCCTTCTCAAGCTTTTGCAGCGGTGCGCCCAGCAACTTCGCCTGATGTGCCTCACTGCATTCTTTGATAGCGCTCGCCACCAGCTCGGCTTCCGTTCTGGCATTACTGAGGCCATGCTTCCTGGCGATCTCAATAGGCATAGCGGCGACGATTGCCCCCGACAGTTGCATGATGTAAGCGGTGTATTTTTCCGAACCACCTTCGTTTTTCAGATACCGGAATAAATTCTGTTTGTTGACCGCGATACCGCGGCCCCCTTCCTTCGTCCACTGCTCTGCCACCAACTGAGCGATTTTTTCCTGCGCCTGGCCGGGCAAAGTGGATTCCCACTCCCGAACTGCAACCTGTATTGAACGGTGCTTAAAGCTATCTCGCCGATGCGCCATAAATTGATTTTGAGTTTTCAGCGGTCCGGCCAGGCGTTGGTTATGATGTTGATATGTAGCTGACTGCATGATTAAGCCTCCTTCTGAGGTAAACCATCTTTTGGATTGGGATAAAGATCAGGACGTAATTCATTAGGAGTAACTTGCCAATCGACGGCCTTACTCACTTTGAGCACCAGCTCTCCGGGAATTTTGTTTTTAAACCAGCCGTTTACAGTTTGGGCTCTCCTTTTCATCCGGCGTCCTAGCTCAGCCTGACTGCAAATCGATAAGAGCTTTTTTTGAATTGATGTCTTCATCAGTTGTTCCCAGTAGTTAACGATGAGTGACAATAAAACAAATTAAATCGATATCGTCAAATTATTTCGATAGTAAGAGCTACAGAAAAAATCTGTATAATTGCTAATAACTAGATGAATTGGATGAAGAGATGAACTTCGGTAAGAGATTGCAAAAGGCGATAAAAGATCTCGAAATATCACAATCTGAGCTGGCACGCAGACTGGGAGTCAAGGCTCAATCTGTTAATGGCTGGTGCAATTCTGACATTTTACCCAGATCTGAAATACTGAATCTTCTTCCCGCTGCGACTGGGTATCCACTCTCATGGTTCTTTATGGAGGATGGTGAGACCCTCGAAGAGCACGATCCTTGGGCACCAAAACCAAAAGTTAAGCCGTCAACAGAACTTCAAGAAAGACTTCTGGAAGCATTCGAACAATTGCCAACAGATGATGAAAAAGAACGAATTATCAAGATAATAGACCTTAGACTTGAAGAGCTCGATAATTTTGCAAAGACTTATCTGCAGAAACGTAATCTGATCCCGCCAACCAAATAGCCTTTCTTTTAATTCACCCTCTTGTGCTCGGGTCATCAATGACCCTAGGTTTTTCTCGCCCACACATATCGATTTAATTTGACACATATCGATTGTATTGATAATAATATCTCTATCGCAACGAGTCATCGAGGCAGGACGCCCACGAAGTAGCTGCCGGCGGCATACGAAACACCGGATGAGATGGCAAGACAATCGCGCAGCAGGTTTACCGTTCCGCCAGCCTGGCGTTAAAGGCACACAGGAGTTAACCATGATCGATTTCGCACGCAAAAAAGCTGGCTGCCAAGCCGTTCGCTTAAATCTGTTTGAAGTTCTGGTTCGTAAGCTTTGCTACTTACTGGCCCAAAAAGGCAATCCAGAGCTAAAAGCATGAGCTCGTTCTTTGCCCTGATCGTTACCGTCTGTGCCCTTACCGGGGAATGCTCAGACATCATGCTCGGTGTATACCAAACCGAATCTGTCTGTGATGCAGCTGCCAAGGAGCAGCAAATTAAAGGAGAGTGTTATCCATATAAACCGGCTGAAGACCAACAGCCTGCTTTCAAATTTTAATTGAGTTATGACCAATGGCTGCTGCTAGCCCCTAAAAGCACAAAACCCGCGCAAGGCGGGTTAAGTACCCGGTCAGCCGACCAAAGCTTTCCGGAATCGAGTTTTGACCAATGACCACTACCCAAGGCGGCAATCACTAGCTGCGGGTATCTTACAACCAAAATTAAGGACCCGATATGGAATTCTTTCATTTAATCAAGGCTACGCAGAAATCCGGCAAAGAAGATGCCGTTATCTGGTTCACGGCTAAATCAGAAGCACGAGCCAATTTGCAGTTGGATGTAGAGCTGGAAGATGCTGGCATTGAAACCGGCCGGGGCAAGGATTATAGCAAGCCTGTCCGTACCGATTTCCCTGTTTACAACGACCTGCCGGAAGAATGCACAGTAGATTACACCTGGTGCAAACGCTACGAACTGCAGGACGATGGACGCACCTGGCTGCCAAAGGCTGGTGCTGGATCAACTGAAGCCGTGGACAACACTGCAGCACCGGAACCGACCGTTAAAGTCGAAAGTAACGTCGAGAGTGTTCCTCTTGAAAACCGCACTCCAGCGGTCCGTTTTGCCGTCCACATGAACAGCGACAAATACAAGTCACATATCACTAAAGAGCAGCAGCTGGCTGCCAGCGAAATGTCACTGGATGAAGGCAACACCTATCTTCAGAACCTGCTGCTGGCGAAGAGCGACATCCCTGAAGTTGCCGAACTCAGCCTGAACGCTGAGTGGAAACTCGTTCAGGCGATTAAGCAGGTATTCGCGCCAGATGAAACGCACGAAACTGAAGATATCGCTGCATTCATGGCTGACTGGGCTAAAGCAGATGCCAGCGCTCGCAACCAATTAGTGGAAGACTGGCGCAGCGGCAAATTTCCCCCTCTGAAATCTGAAAGCACCAGCGACACTGGCGTTATAGCAGGTCAGGGTCTTGAACCTGATAACGGTATCCAGATTGACAAGAATGATGACGAAACCACACGTTATCCAGTCGTTCGCATGCCCTTCCGCAAGCAGCTACTCGCCCAGTTCACTTCCGACGAACTGCGCCACCACATTACACGCGATGAATACGAAGGTATCAGCGCGCTGGAGATGGACACTGACAATAGCTATGTCCAGAACCTGCTGCTGGCGGCAGAAAACTGCGAACAGGTTAAGGGTTACGACACCAAAGACCTGTGGCGCTATACCGACGCCATTCGCAAAGTGTTCAGCCAGGAAAAGCGTCACGAACTCGCTTTGGTTCTCCGATTCACCAGAATCTGGGCGGCGACTGATTACATTGACCGCGGCCTGCTGGTAAAAGAATGGGCCAAAGGCAGTCGCGTTGCAGAAATACAGCGTACTGAAAGCGGTACGAATGCTGGCGGAGGCAACAAGACCGACAGAAACCCTGACCTTAAACATGATCTAGACACTCTAGATTTAGAGATTGCGCTGGCAACGTTACCAATGGATTTCAACATTTATGATATCCCTGGTGGTGTTTTCCGTCGGGCAAAAGAGATCGTGAGTAAAAAAGAAAGTCCATTCAAAGAATGGTCTAAAGCTCTTCGTGCAACTCCGGGAGTTTTGGATTACTCGCGTGCAGCTATCTTTGCACTTATCCGCAGCGCTCACCCAGAGCATTACCTGTATCCGGCACGTCTCAGCGGATTCATTAACGCGAACCTGACTGAAAGCGATCATTCTGCTCCATCAGACGAAGCTCTTGCGGCTGCGCGCCATAACCCTGAGGTGAGCTGGACAAACGAGGTAACTAATGACTCTGCTGTTGAAACTGGCGGCCAGAATGAGTGGACTCAGGTCGACGGCGACACGCAGCCGGTTCTCGAAAAAGTTGGTAATGGTCTTTTTTCTATTGAAGGGTTGGCCACCAGCAACGCTGAAATCGACCAACAAGATACCGCAGCGGAGTACGTTGATAATGTGCAGATGGAAGAAACTGGTAATGATGAAACCCCGAACCGTGCTGCGTTATCAGAAGTCACGGAAGAAACTATCTCAGGCGCAAGCACTACTGAAACTTATAACAGCACAGCTGACATTAATAATGATTCCGGTCATCATAATCATGCCGAGCCTGAAATGCTCTATACACACCTTATGATCGACATTGAAGCTTTTGGTAAAAAAGCTGATTCACCAGTCGTATCTATCGGGGCTGTGTTCTTTGATCCATCTACAGGTAATACCGGATCGGAATTTTACAAAGTTATTAGCCTGGAATCAGCCATGGCCAGCGGCGGAGTTCCGGATGCATCTACCATAATCTTCTGGCTCAAAGCTTCGCCTGAAGCTCGTTCAGAGTTAGTTATGGATGATGCTATTCCGCTCGATGACGCCTTACTGCAGCTAAATGAGTTTATAGCCGAGAATGCGGCTAACGGTGCTGAATCTGTGCAGGTCTGGGGGAATGGTGCCACTTATGACAATGTCCTGCTTGAGGCATCTTATGACCGGACGGGGATCCCCTGCCCATGGAAGTTCTGGAATAACCGGGATGTAAGAACAATTGTAGAGTTGGGTAAAGCTGTTGGCTGCGAGCCTCGCTATGAGATCCCATTTGATGGAGAACCTCACAAGGCTATTTCGGATGCTCTTCATCAGGTCAAATACGTGTCAGCAATCTGGCAGCGTCTGACTGAACACTGATTTTTTAATTTCAGAAAATGGTCCTGATATGGGCCATTATGAGGTAAATCACATGCTTCAAATGCTGACTTTAGAAGAATGGGCTGCGGAAAAATACCGGAGTAATCCCCCAAGTCTGAATACTTTACGTCGATATGCTAAAGAGAGCATGTTCACTCCCCCAGCTAACAAAGAAGGAAGATACTGGCGGGTAAGAGAAGATGCCGAGATTACAGGTAATTTAACCCAGCCTGTGATTAAAAAATCTGATTCGCCTATGCTTCAAAGGATACTGTCTGATGGCTGCCCGACCACGTAAAAATAACGTCAAGATACCTAATCTTTATCCGCTCTACAGTCGTAAGGTAAATAAAATCTACTGGCGGTATAAGCATCCCGTTACAGGTAAGTTTCATAGCCTTGGAACTAACGAGGCCGAAGCAACAGCAATAGCAATCGAAGCCAATGAGCGACTAGCTGAACAGCGCACCAGACAGGTTTTGGCTATCAGTGACAAGATCGCCTCCAGCAAAGGAAAAGCGATATCAACGAATACATGGTTGGATCGTTATTGGAAAATTCAGGATGAAAGACTGGAGAATGGTGATATCAGGCCGAACACTCATAAGCAAAAGGCTAAACCAGTAGCCCTACTTCGTGAGAGCGTGGGAATGAAATTGATTTCATCCGTCGATGTTCGGGATGTTGCCCAGATACTGGAGTCCTATGTTGAAGAGGGCCAGTCGCGAATGGCTCAGGTCATACGCTCAGTGTTAATAGATGTGTTCAAAGAAGCACAGCATTATGGCGAGGTACCGCCGGGTTATAACCCGGCTCTTGCTACAAAACAACCACGCCGACGGATTACCCGACAACGTCTTAACCTTGACGAATGGCAAAAGATTTTCGAGATAGCTAATGCCCGCCATCAATACATGGGCAATGCAATGCTATTGGCACTCGTTACTGGTCAACGCCTTGGAGATATTTCCAACATGAAGTTTAGCGATATTTGGGATGACCATCTTCATGTTGTTCAGGAGAAGACTGGAAGCAAGTTAGCGATCCCACTATCTCTTAGACTTAACGCGATTGACTGGAGTTTGAGGGATGTAGTTGCGCGCTGCCGTGACTATGCAGTGAGCCCATACCTAATCCACTTCTTCAGGGCAACCTCAATGGCTGAGCGAGGTGCACAAGTTAAGTCGAACACAATAACAATGAATTTCAGCAAGGCCCGTGATAAAGCAGAAATAAATTGGGGAGATGGGACGCCAGCAACTTTTCATGAACAACGTTCTTTAGCTGAGCGTCTTTACGAGGCGCAAGGAATCGACACCCAAAAATTACTAGGACACAAATCACCTAATCAAACAGCCAGATATCATGATGATCGCGGTAAAGATTGGTCAATAATTAATATCAAAACTAAGCCAAAGAATCTAAATTAA